CCCAAGGCCAAGAAGGCGTATGCCGGCCAAGGGGACTTTGTGGCGGGGGACCATTGCCAGTTCTGTAGAGCCAAGTCACAGTGCAGGGCCCGTGCAGACTTCAACAACGTGGCCGCGGCGGCCGATTTTAAGGCGCCTGCGCTCTTGTCTGACAGCGAGTTGGCAAAGGTGCTCACAGACGCAAGCAAGACACGCAAGTGGCTTTCTGACGTTGAAGATTACATGTTGACACAGGCAACGGACCATGGCATAGTTCCTACAGGTTACAAGTTGGGACATTCAAGCACCAACCGTAAAATTGAAGCGCAAGAAGATGCGGCAAAAAAGTTACAGAAAGCTGGATTTGATGATATATTCACCACACCCAGTTTGAAATCTGTGGCACAATTGGAAAAGCAGGTAGGCAAGGGACACCTCCAAGAAATTCTTGGTGATCTGATTGTTAAGCCTGCGGGGGAACCAAAACTGGTGCCCTCGAAGTTGAAGGAAGAGTTTGGGTCTTGAGAGCCACCTATTTTAAAGTGCTCTCGATTAAGTAAACAAGGAGGCCAAGATGGCCAAAAACGAAAAAGTGGTTACCGGTAAAGTGCGTTTTTCTTATGCTAACGTGTTCAAACCCGTTGCAAGTGAAGAGGGCAAAACCCCCAAGTACTCCGTGTCGATAATTATCGACAAGAAGGACAAGGAAACCATCGACAAGATCAACGCGGCTTTTGAGAAAGCCAAAGCGGCAAGCGCGGCCTACTTTGGTGGCACGGTTCCAAAAGGCCTTAAAGGCGGCCTGCGTGACGGTGATGCTGAGAAGGACGACCCTGCGTACGAAAATGCGTTTTTCATCAACGCCAACTCTGTGCAAAAGCCCGGTGTTGTGGATGCTGAGTTGAACGCGATCATTGATCCAGAGGAGTTCTACTCTGGTTGCTACGGCCGAGTGTCTTTGACATTCTACGCATACAACCAACAGGGCTCCAAGGGCATTGCCTGCGGTTTGGGCAACTTGCAAAAGTTGGAAGACGGTGAGCGTTTGGGTGGTGGTTCTTCCGCCGCATCGGACTTCGCGGTCTAATTGGGTTGGGGGCCTAGCCCCCAATTTGTTTAATATACTGAACATTTATTATGATCAAACTTGAATTTTCTGTCGAAGAAACTAACCACATTCTCAGCCTGTTGGGTAGACTTCCCTTTGCTGACGTGAACATGACCATCATGGCCATTGTTGACCAAGGCCGCCCACAAGCAGAAGCTTTAGAAGCCGCGAAAGCCGCTGAAGAACCAACAGCAGAGTAACCACAGCACTGTTGCACCCGCGCCCATACTCACGTGTGGGCTTTTTTGTCTCTAAAATTTATAACCACCATGCATAAAAATAAAGATGTTTATTACATTTATGTACATAAAGATCCACCAACACAAACAACAAAATATATTGGCATAGGCCAACTAGACCGAGCATGGAACGTGCGAAAGTCGCATCGAAAAGAAGCTCACGTCGAATGGATTCATAATCTTTGTGACGAAGGATACACACTATCGGACATTGTTGAAATAACACACAAACAGTTGTCAAAACAAGAAGCTTTGGAGATTGAAAGTTCTTTAATTAAAGACCAAAAACCAGAGTTCAATGAGCTTAATAACCCTGACCACTGGAACAGAGGCAGGTCCTATGATAAATCAATTGCAGGATTTGCAAAAGCGCTTCACGAAATGGGATATGGGTATATCAGAATTGCTTTTCTAATGGGAAGCGAAAGTCACATGTTAGCAAAAAGGATGATTAAAAATGGTTAAAATGGATCAATACAGAGAGTACATTCACAAGAGCAGATACGCTAAGTTCATGCCAGATCAAAATCGACGTGAGGACTGGAACGAAACTGTAGCCCGCTATGTGGATTACATTTTTAACAAAACCCCCAAGCTTGATTCTTCAATGAAGCAAGACATTTTCAACGCCATCTCTGGCCATCACATCATGCCGTCAATGCGCGCCATGATGACCTCTGGAAAAGCCGCCGACCGTGACAACACCTGTGTTTACAACTGCTCCTATCTCCCTGTGGACGACGTCAAGTCGTTCGACGAAGCCATGTTCATTCTGCTCTGTGGTACGGGTGTCGGCTTCTCTGTGGAATCTAAGTACACCAACAAACTGCCGGAAGTGCCAGAGCGCCTGTTCGACTCACAGCACGTCATCAACGTGCACGACAGCAAAGAAGGTTGGGCCAAGTCTTACCGCCTGCTGTTAGCCAACCTGTATGCCGGTGAAATTCCAAAGTGGGACGTGAGCAAGGTGCGCGCCGCAGGAACGCCCCTGAAGACCTTTGGTGGCCGCGCATCCGGTCCAGAACCACTGGTTGACCTGTTCCAGTTCACAATCAAAATCTTCAAGAACGCACAGGGCCGCAAACTCAACACGCTTGAGTGCCACGACCTGATGTGCAAGATTGGCGAGGTTGTTGTGGTGGGTGGCGTGCGTCGCTCTGCCATGATCTCTTTGTCCGACCTGAACGACGAGCGCATCCGCCACGCCAAGTCCGGCAACTGGTGGGAGACCGCAGGCCACCGCGCACTGGCCAACAACAGTGCCGTGTACGACGTCAAGCCCACTGTGGGCACGTTCTTGGAAGAGTGGACCTCACTGTACAACAGCCACTCAGGCGAGCGCGGTATTTTTAACCGCGAGGCCGCCAAGGCCGCTGTGGCCAAGTACGGCAAGCGTGACCCCAACTACGAGTTTGGCACAAACCCCTGCAGTGAAATCATTCTGCGCCCCTACCAGTTCTGTAACCTGACAGAGGTGATGGTGCGTCCTGAAGACACACTGGAGAGCCTGAAGCAGAAGGTGCGCATGGCGGCCATTTTGGGCACCATTCAAGCCACGTTCACGCACTTCCCTTACCTGCGCAAGGTCTGGCAACGCAACACCGAAGAAGAGCGTTTGTTGGGTGTGTCGTTGACCGGCATTTATGACCATAAGGTTATGAGTGACCAATCAGGCGCCTCTTTGTGGTTGCCCCAGTTGCGTTTGGTTGCTGAAGAGGCCAACGCTGAGTTTGCGGACCTGCTTGGTATCCCACGCTCAACAGCCATCACGGCCGTTAAGCCTAGCGGCACAGTGAGCCAGTTGACAGACACAGCAAGCGGTATTCACCCACGCCACTCGCCCTACTACATCCGCCGCGTTCGCGGTGACATGAAGGACCCACTGTCACAATTCTTGATCTCCCAAGGCATCCCCAACGAGCCCTGTGTGATGAAGCCCAACAACACTGTGGTGTTCAGCTTCCCACAAAAGGCGCCAGAGGGTTTGACCACACGCGACGACGTTGACGCGATCATGCACTTGGGCTTGTGGTTGACGTATCAGCGCCACTGGTGTGAGCACAAACCCTCTGTGACCATCTCGGTTAAAGAGAGCGAGTGGCCCAAGGTGGGTGCGTTTGTTTGGGACCACTTCGACGAAATGTCTGGTGTGTCGTTCTTGCCCCACGACGGCGGCACGTACAGACAGGCCCCTTACGAGGAGTGCACCAAGGAAGACTACGACCGACTGTTGGCACAAATGCCAACAATCAACTGGGCCGCGTTTGCTGAGAACACCGACAACGTTGAAGGCGCTCAGACCTTGGCTTGCACCGCCGGCGGTTGCGAGATATAATTGAATTGGGGCCGAACAGGGTGTCGGACTCGGGGGGTTCCCCGTGATGATCAGCCGTAGCCGTCAGTAGGCCCCACCTTATACTTAAAAACGATGACTGAATACTTAAAAATCAGAACTGTATACACAAAGGACAACTGTCCTGCATGTGTCCAACTCAAAGCCAACCTTGCCAAAGAGGGTGTTGAGTTTAAAGAAGTAAAGATCGGAAGGGACATCACTGTCGAGGCGTTTAAGCAACAGTTTCCACACGTACGCTCGGTGCCCTACACTATCATTGAATCAGGAGAATGAAATGAAAGACAAACTGTTAAAAATTTGTGAGGGCATACTTGGTGCTTTCACCATGTTGGTGGGTTTTGTGTTTGCATGTTACTTGGTGTTCATAGGCGTGGGCCTGTGGGGCCACTTGCACATGTACGCATTGAGCGCATACAAATGAACGATGTAGTTAATAGGCCGCCTCACTACACTGAACACCCCTCAGGCATTGAGTGCATCCAAGTTACTGAACACATGGGCTTTAACTTGGGTAATGCAATCAAATACATCTGGCGCTGTGACTTGAAAAAGGATGCCATTGAGGACTTGAAAAAAGCCAAATGGTATATTGAACGCGAGATCAAGAAACGGGAGGGTCAACAATGAGTGACGGCGGCAAGGGCGACAAGCAACGCCCAACAGACCAAAAGAAGTATTCGGAAAATTACGACAAGATTTTTGGCCAAAAGAAACCAGAGCCAAAACCTGTGTTATAGTTGCAGTGTGTTTCATGGTGAGTCCTTGGTTGGACTTTTAGCAGGGGAGGCAACTCTCCTGCTCTTTTTTATCAACGCAGATTCGTCTGCATGCCTCAGGAGCAGTTATGTCAGTTCTTTCAATCGACTTCGAGACCCGTAGCAGGGTCGATCTCAAGGTCCACGGCCTTGACGTTTATTCAGCCTCTTCCACAACAAAAATCATTTGTCTAGCCGCAGGGTACACCGCGGACGACGTGCAGGTGTGGGCCCCCGAAGACGTACCTGCATGGGTATTAGAACACGTGGAAAAAGGCGGCAAAGTGTCCGCATGGAATGCGTCGTTCGAGCACCACATTTGGAACCGCGTTGGTTCTCGGTTCTTTGGTTGGCCCCCAATTCAGTGGGAGCAACTCATTGACTCCATGGCCATAGCGGCCGCAAACAACATCCCCCAAGACTTGGATACTGCCGGTGAGGTAATGCAGGCTGACTTCCAAAAAGACAAGCGCGGCAAGAAGCTGATTCAGCTTTTGAGCAAGCCCAAAAAGGACGGCACATTCAACAAAGACCCAGCGTTACTGGCCGAGATGTTTGACTACTGCAAACGCGACGTGCAGACTGAGATTGCAGTCGTCGGAAAGTTACGCCAACTGTCTGCCGTTGAACAGGCTGTGTGGGTGGCCACACAGAAGATTAACCAACGCGGTGTTCCAGTGGAACCCACCGAGTTGAAAAACATTATGAACGTGGTGACCAACGAGATGGCCCACATCAACGAAGAGATCACGCGCCTGACCGGCGGCATCGAGGTGTCCAAGCGTGAACAGCTACTCAACTGGTTCCGGTCGAATGGCGTGCCACTGACAGACATGCAGGCCGAAACAATTGAGAACGAGGCCAAGAAGGCCCACGCTGACCCAGACGTGAGCAAGGTGCTCAAGTTACGCTCTGAGGGGTCCAAGACGTCTGTTACCAAGTTTAACAAAATGGCTGACGTTCAGGTGGGTGGGCGCATTCGTAACGGTCTGGTATACCACGGCGCCTCCACGGGCCGTTGGGCCAGTCGCGGCATCAACCTGCAGAATATCGCAAGACCCGCGCTGTGGATGAAGGACCAAGACATTACAGACGCGGTGCAGATTGGCCTAGAGTACGGCGGCTACTTGGCCATGAAGGAGCGCTTTGGTGACCGCGTGATGGACGCGTGCTCGTCGATTGTGCGCAACGCCATTAAGGCGCCAGAGGGGTACACCTTTGTGGACGCTGACCTGTCATCGATCGAGAACAGGGTGGCGTCTTGGATCGCGGGCCAGAACGACAAGGTGGAGTTGTTCCGCCAAGGTCTGGACGAGTACAAGACGTTTGCGTCAACAAGTCTGTACAACGTGCCCTACGAAGAAGTGACCAAGGACATGCGTCAAGTCAGTAAGTCCGCTGTGCTCGGTTGCATGTTTGGGCAGGGCGCAAAGGGCCTTGTGGCCTACGCTGAAGGCATGGGGGTTATGTTGGACCTAGGACAGGCGGAGAACGCTGTGAACGCGTACAGGCTGTCTTATGCCAAGGTGAAGAATTGTTGGTATCTGATGGGCCAAGCGGCCATCGACGCCATACAGGAGCAGGGACGGGCCTTTAAGGCAGGTAAAGTGACATTCAAGGTAGCTAAAGGTGCCCTGTGGATGCAACTACCCAGTGGTCGCTTAATCTGTTGGCAGGCGCCTGAGGTCGTTCAGGAGTATACCCCATGGGGTAAACTGGCTGATGTTGTTTATGTCACTAGCCAGAACACTTTCACCCGCAAGTGGGGGCGTAATAAGCTCATTGGGTCTAGCATCTTCCAGTCCTCTGTTCAAGGAACCGCAAGAGATTTTCTTGCCGAGGCTACGCTTAAACTGGAGGGTGAAGGCG